CTACTTCGATCACGTCTGGAAAGTCTTTGCTAAGGGAAATGCGTCTTCGTTCAATAGACGAAGAAAAAGATAGAGCCGTTATCTTAATGAAGAACCAATTATCTTCAGTCGAAACAAAAATAAGCGAGCTTGATGCTGAAAGATTGTATCTGACTGAGCAGATCAGCATATCAAAGCAAAAGGCGTCTACCCTCATGGATGAGCAAAAAAGGTTCGGGGCAGTTAAGAGCAGATGGGAAACATATAACACATTTATGCAAGCTGTGGATAAAAAGGGTATACCACTCACCATTCTTTCATTACAATTACCACAAATTAACAGCGAATTAAGAAAAATACTTCAAGGGGTTGTAAATTTTGAGCTTTTCTTGGCGACTGATCTTGATTCCAACAATATGGATATTCTTATAGATTACGGCGACTCAAAGAGAATAATCGAGTGTGGTTCTGGAATGGAGAAAATGATCTCTTCTCTAGCACTAAGGGTTGCACTGATAAACGTCTGTAACGCTCCTAGAAGTGATATATTAATAATTGATGAAGGGTTCGGCGCTCTGGACGACAAAAGTATCGAGGCATGTTCTAGACTACTAACGTCGTTGAAGAAGCATTTTGCTAACATCCTAATAATTTCACATGTTGATGCAGTTAAGGATGTTGTTGATAATGTCTTAGATATACAAAAGAAAGGTAAGGATTCTCATGTTAGATACGCATGAAGATTCTCAGTATGCTCCTTTAGATTGTCCTGTATGCTTACTAATGTTAAGAGATACAAGCGACCTTGCAAGATACCACTCTTCCAAGTGTTGTATCGACTGCTGGGTAGGATTTTTAGAGCCATTAAGAAAACTAAACTCAGATGACCAATATTTACCTAATAGTGCAGAGCTTAAGGCTTACCGCAAAAAAATAGTTAATTTAGCTAACTTGGAGAAAGAACAGTGTTAAACTTAAAAGAAATAAGGGCCTTAGCGCAAGCTACGGAAACGTCATGGGGCTACTCATCGACATCTGACCGCAAAATGACGAGCAAACTACAAGGCGATGTACTTGAACTACAATTAATGACGATCGTTCATTTCGCTGGAGAGTCTGCTTTGAGTCAACAACTTGAAGCTCAGAGAGATTATTCGAACCAGATGTTTAAAGATCAGCTTAAGCGGATAAAAGAAGAATTTAAAGGATCTACGGATAGAGCTTTGGTCGCAAAAGAAATTAGTAGGGATGATGATCTTGAACTAATATCTGCTACATCCAACTCGCCAAGAAAGATTGCTTACTTTAGGGCAAATATCAAGCTTCAAGTAAGTTAATTTATGCCACCTCTAAACAAGCAAAAGCAAATCGCTGAAATTGTAAAGTGCGGTAAAAATCCAGAGTACTTTATAAACAGATATGTAAAAATCCAGCACCCGCTTAAGGGAAGAATAGATTTTCATACGTTTCCATTTCAGAACGATTGCTTGGTAGCCTTTAACGATCATAGATTTAACGTAGTGGTTAAGTCTAGACAGCTTGGTCTATCCACACTAACAGCAGCGTATGCTGTGTGGCTTGCTATGTTTAGAAAAGATAAAAGCATATTGGTAATCGCTACAAAGCTAGCAGTTGCTCAAAACTTTATTAAAAAAGTAAAGATCGCGTTAACAGGTATTCCTCCCTGGATGTGGATAACTGAAATAACTGCAAAAAACACTCAAGCAATTGAGTTTAGTAATGGATCACAAATAAAAGCTGTACCGACGTCTGAAGACGCAGGTCGATCTGAGGCTCTCAGTTTATTGATTGTAGACGAAGCAGCTTTCATTAGAAATTTTGATGAGCTATGGAAAGGCTTGTATCCTACTCTTTCGACTGGTGGTAGAGCAATACTTGTTTCTACGCCTAACGGTACTGGAGGTCAATACTATGATATATATCACGGTGCAGAAGCCGGCGAAAATGAGTTTAACCCGATAAAGCTTCCATGGGACGTCCATCCAGAAAGAGATGACGCATGGTTTGACAAAGAGGCAAAAAATTTAAATAAGCAGCAAATAGCACAAGAGCTTCTTTGTGATTTCCAGGCCTCTGGTGAGACGTTTTTATCAACAGATGACATTACATCCTTACAGTCACAAATAAGGTCACCAATAGAGCGATGGGGTCCTCAGCAAGGTGTTTGGGTATGGAAGTATTTCCTAGAAAGTCATAACTACGTTATATCTGCAGATGTTTCAAGGGGAGATGGCGCAGACTACTCTGCTTTTCATGTAATAGATGTTGTAGAGTCAGAGGTTGTTGCGGAATTTAAAGGAAAAGTGCCACCAGACCAGTTAGCTGTACTTTTGGCTGAAGCTGGTCGGCGATATGGTAACGCCGTTCTTTGTCCGGAAAGTAATACATACGGTTATGCAGTTCTTATGAAGCTTCAAGAGCTAGGGTATACAAATATCTACTTTGCAAAGGAAAAAGACAAGTTTAACGCCATGTACGGTGCCGGACCGATAGCAAAAGGTGGTTTTTCTACTCAAGGAACTAGCAGAGCACAAATATTAACAAAGCTAGAGGAAGTGATTAGAAATAAAAAGGTTTCACTTCATTCTTCAAGACTAGTATCAGAATTAAAGACGTTTGTATGGACTGGATCAAAAGCGCAGGCACAAAGAGGAAAAAATGACGATCTCGTAATGTCTTTAGCTATTGGTTTATGGTTGTACGAATCTTCAACAAAGACAAGCAAAAAATCAATTGACACAAACGCCGCCATGTTGGCTGCATTTGCAATAAATAAAACAGAGCAACCTAAAAGAGTACATCCAAGCTACAACAACGAGTTGTCATACTTAGCAAGAAAAGGTATGCCTGTTGTAATGGATGAGTCGCATCCTGCAATATCAGGATCGATAGATTTTAAGTGGCTCTTATAGCTCCTATAATACTTAGACAGCGTAGAGGGAATTTCTAATGGCGCAAAAAGGTAACATATTCCAGAGGCTAACACAGCTTTTTAGGTCTGGACCAACTGTAAAAAGAAAAGTAAGATCAACTGTAAGGACAGACTTAAAGTCATCAGCTGTTGAGACGTTCCGTCGCGCCCACAATGATGTGTACTCAAACACAATGAGTGCATACGGTTCTTTTGATAGAATGTCAAGGTACAGCGACTTTAGCGAAATGGAAGCAACACCTGAAATTGCTTCTGCTCTTGACATCTACGCTGAAGAAACTGTTTCACCTGATGAGCATGGTAAGGTCTTACACATATTTTGTGAAGATGATCTAAAAAAGGAAATTTTAGAATCGCTATTTTATGATACCTTAAACGTCGAATTTAACCTTGTGATGTGGGTACGTAATCTTTGCAAATACGGCGACTTCTTTTTGTTTAACGATATAGACCCTAGCTATGGCGTCATTAATGCCTATCCTATACCGATATCAGAAATGGAGCGAGAAGAAAACTTTGATCCTGAAAATCCAGCGGCTGTAAGATTTAGGTGGTTAACTCAAGGAAACCAAGCTTTAGAAAACTGGCAAATATCTCACTTTCGATTGTTAGGAAACGATGCATTTTTGCCGTATGGTTCTAGTGTTTTAGAATCCGCAAGAAGAATATGGCGACAGCTAATCTTAATTGAAGATGCAATGCTAGTTTATCGTGTGATTAGAGCTCCAGAAAGAAGGGTGTTCTATATAGACGTAGGTAATGTCCCACCTGAAGATGTGTCAAACTATATAGAGCAAGCAACATCCGCATTGAAAAAAGCACCGGTTATAGATAAGTCAACAGGAAAGGTTGACCTTAGGTATAATCCATTAAGCGTTGACGAAGACTACTTTATTCCAGTCCGAGGAGGAGATAGTGGCACAAAAATTGACTCTCTTGCTGGTGGGCAAAACACTGCCGCGATTGAAGACGTAGAATATATTCAGAAAAAGCTTTTTGCTGCCTTAAAGATTCCAAAGGCATATCTTGGATATGATGAAGATATAGGATCTAAGGCAACATTAGCTCAAGAAGATATTAGGTTTAGCAGAACAATTCAAAGAATTCAAAAGACAGTAATTGCTGAATTAAATAAGTTAGCAATGATACATCTTTACGTTCATGGCTTCGATGGTGAGGATTTATTGGATTTTGATCTAAAGTTATCAAACCCATCATCTGTTGCTCAATTACAAAAATTAGAGTTAATTTCTAGTAGATTTGACATTGCCGGCAAAGTACCAGAAGGAATGCTTGATCGACGTTGGGTACAAAAAAACGTGCTTGGGTTAACTGATAAGCAAATTGAAGAAATCCATGAAGGTAGAATAGAAGATAAAATAAACGATGGTATCGTCGAAGCCGGTGGTGAAGAACCTGAAGGCGCCGCAGGCGGTGGAGATGAAGGTGGCGGAGATGAAGGTGGTGGTTTATTCTCTGGAGACAGTAATGATGGTGAACAACTTCTAACAGCGTACCCTTCTGATAAGGAAAGTACTTCTACTGAAGATGAAGATGAAGACGATGATTTTGTTGATTTGTCAAAACTGTCTATAGATGATCCCAATGCACCAGTCAAGGCGCAAGCTGCAATATCAAAGCAAAGAACTTCAACAAGAGGTCCTGCAAAATTGCATGCACCTGATTTTAAAAAAATGGTAACACACGGCCGATCACAGGACTCAATGCGAAAACCTTTTGGTGATGATTACTTGAGACCTGCTTTTGAAGGTAAAGATTACGAAGAAGATGATAGTTATTCATATAAGGCTACTCTTCGTCCTGCAATGACGCCGGAAATGAAGAGTGTTTTTAAGTCATTGGTGAATATTTTAGGTCCAAAAGGCGGAGTGCTTCTATCAGAAGCAGAAGAAAATGAGGGAAAACAAATTTCACTCGATAAATACGATGCCGGAGAAATAGATGAAAGTTAAGCATAACAAAAAAAGAAACGTAGGATTGCTGTTCGCGCAGCTTTCGCAGTCAGTATCAGAGTCGATGGTAGAAGGTGACTCTAAAAAAGCTGCAAAAACGCTATCTATAATAAAGAAGCATTTCGTGCCCGGTACGGAGTTGTTTAAAGAGTTTAGATTGTTTAGAGCTATAATGGTAACGTCAGTTCCGACTGATTCATTGGCTAGCTCAATAATTCAAGAGGCTAAAACGGCGTCAAAGAACATAAACACAAAAACATTAACACAACAAAAATCTTCTTTGATAAAAGATATAAACTATGAGATGAACGAAAGCTCATTTTATAATAGGAGAGTCGCAGATTATAAAACTTTTGCGACTGTGCAAACGCTTTTATCAGAGTGGCGTAATAAAAGTCCCGATCTTTCAGTGATGGCAAAGTTTGAAACAGAGCTTCATTTGCACCTTTTAAAAGAAAAAGTTATTGCAGATCTACAGGAGCTTAAGTCAACCGATGCTAATCATCTTGTAGTTGATATTATGAGAAAGAAAATTGAAGAAAAATTTGGTTCTCAATTAACTTCTGGACAGCTTTCGCTCTTAAAAGAATATGTTTTCTTCGACCATAAAAATAATAGCTTTTTAGAGAAGCTGGTAGAAATAAAGCAGGGAACCCTTTCTTCGTTAGACGAATTTGCTTTACGTTGTGATAATCAAATTATTGGATCTCAAATTCCGAAAGTGAGAGAGTCCGTCGCAGCACTAAGGACGGATGTTGCTGATGATGAAACTTTGTCAAGGTATCTAACCTTAATGAAGCTTACTGAAGAACTTACGACTGGAGATGAAAACGATGAGTAATAACTTAAAGCTATTGACAGAATGGAGCCCATGGCAATATTCTAAAGAAATGATAGAAGAATCAAAACAAAGCAACGACGGAAAGATTCTTATGAAGGGTGTTCTTCAAAAGTCTGATACTCTTAACCAGAACGGCAGAATATATCCAAAGGTCATCTTGGAAAGAGAAGTTAGAAACTATCAAAAGTTTATTGCTGAAAGCCGCGCTCTTGGAGAGTGTGATCATCCGGATAGCTCTGTTGTTGAACTAAAGAATGCTTCTCATATTGTCAGAGAAGCTTACATGGATGGTGATGTTTGTTACGGCATTGTTGAGTTGCTTAATACACCATCCGGACAAATTTTGCAAAGTCTTGTGGAGTCAGGAGTAACCTTAGGAATATCAAGTAGAGGTGTTGGCTCCACAAAGCGAAAAGGTGACGTTGATGTCGTTCAGGACGATTTCCAGCTGATATGTTGGGACTTTGTATCTGAGCCGTCAACTCCTGGAGCATTTATGATGAAAGAAGGAATTGAAGTTCGTCGTAATGATCTAAATAAAGTTTTTAATAAGTCTGATAGAATCCATCGAGCATTTAATGATGTTATTGGGTGGGGAGATAATAATGAGTAATAGATGGCCACAGCCGGGGTTAAACTTCACAGCAGAATATCAAAGAAGTGGTGTTCCATTTGTCACTTCTTCATTGGGAGCCGAAGTTGGCGCAACGTCGCCTGTTCAGGTATCTTTTCCAAGGGTCACAAGGTGGATAGAAGTAACTCCCCATACTAACTCAACCGCGACCTACCTGAAGCTTGGCTTTACGAGTAATGGTGTATTAGGCAGAGGTGCTGTTACAGGATCATATTTTCGTGAGTACGATGATGATGGTAATGAAAAGTTTGTTACAACTCAGCCAGCACCCAGCACGTATGAGCAGTCTGCTACTGCTAGAAATTATTTAGTAATTCCAGTTGCAAGTCCAACAGTTCGTCTTGAAGTAGCATGTACAGATATCTTCTTATTAACAAACGCAAACACTTGCGGGTTCTCTATAATGGCTGGCTTAACAAATATTCCTACAGGTGATTTAACCCTGTCAGGTGCAAACGGAAACTACGGAGTAGGATAATGGCTAAAATGTCTAGAGGTGCCCTTAAGTCTTTAGTAAAAGAGTGCTTATTTGAAATATTGCTCGAGGCAACTGACGATGAATCAAAAGAAAGTATTGTCGAAAGTCATGTAAAGAGACCTAATAATTCAAAGCGCACCAAAAGAGCTCAAGGTAGATCTTCACTTGACACTATAAGTTTTGGGTCAAAAGAAAAAAGCCAGCCAAGAAAAGTAGACGTTTCGCATATCACTGCTGATCCTGTTATGGCTGCTATATTTCAAGATACAGCTGCAACAACGATGGTCGAGCAAGCGAACGCAGAAAGAGGTAAGGTTTCTAGAGGGCAAGGTGACGCCGCGTCCCAGGTTGCCTCTCAAAATGATCCATCACAACTGTTTGGTGAAGCCTCAAAAAACTGGGCGGCACTAGCATTTAACGGTAAATGAGAAAGAAAGTTTCTTACACTATATTTAAAGAATAGGTCAAGGAGGATTAACATGGCTAATAACATTAAATTGACACCTTCTCTTCTTAAGAAGATTGTTTTACAGGAAAAGAAGAAGATCATGGAGACCCTTGAACAGGGTAAAGAAGAATCAGAGAAAATCAAAGCAGACGAAGTCGACGCTGATGAGTTGGCTGATTCTTTAGAAAAAGATATTGATTTTATGGCAGCTCTTAAAATTAAAGAAAGCATGCTAAAGAAAAAGTATCAAAAGGTTCAAGTCGCTAAAAAGCGTCTTCTTAAGAAGATTAACGAGCGCAAAAAATAATTTTAACCAACAATTAGGAGAGAGTTGAAATGCCAACACACACACAACAAACAGTAGAGCACTTAACGACTGTAAGAGATATGGGATCCTCTGATTCTGCATCTATTAAATCAGCGTTCCCGGCTTCTCCAATACACTCTGGTGAAATGACAGCTGAAAAAGTCAAGGCACAGTTTCAAGAAGAAGTTATAGATGGTACCGTTAATGACGGTGGTCATACTTTTGGAACGTTTAGCCGAGACTACACCGATGCTCCTGATCTTGCAGAAGTCAAGACTGGCGGCGGTGGGCTTCCTGCTTCACCACATGTTCCTAACCCAACATCTCCGGGTCCAGGTAGTTTAAACGCTACAGACCAAGCAGATCCTCCAGAAGGCTTCGGTCAAAATCCGTCAGCAACATGGGGCTCAGGTGTAGGTTCACAATTAGGACCCAAGACATCATCAGAGCAGCAGTCCGCTGGTCGCTTAGGTGATTTTATTATGGGTAAGGCCTGGGGCAGTAGTTCATAATGTCACAAGGGCCATCAGAGCCATCTCTTCCATTAAGCCTGGGTCAAAGACCCGGGCTTTCTTATGATTCTAGAACTGGGTTAGGTTACGGTCTAGCAAAAGATTCTTTTCACAAGCAAAGACCAGAAGCTGGGTCGTTTCCGTACAAAGAAGAATCAAAAGATTTGGAAGATTTAGAAAAATTAGATATGGATATTGATATTTTGCAAAAAATTTATAACAAGGTATCTACCCCATTTAAATCTAGTGATTCTTTAATAGGTCGATCCGCGGATCACCTTGCCAAAGTTAATGGAAATGCACCTGTTGCTATCGGCGAAGCTGTCGCAAAAGGTCTTGTACCATTCCCCGCTATGTATAAAAAACGTACACAAGTAGGCGGTGGCGTAAATTCTCCTAAAACTATTCGTCCCGGCCAATATAATTTGACAGGAACAAAAAGAGGATGGAGTCAAGCCCCAGCTCAAAGTGCTATGGATTTAAGTTACGAAGAAAACAATAGTGGTGATCCTGCCTTAGAAAAGGTAAGGAACATTGTTAGACTAATACTTAAAAATAGCTCTGAGGAGATATAGTTGGGCACGTTTTTAGTCATCTTCGATTTGTGATCATATTTAAGAGATAAATGTGTGTAATATTTTTTGTGAGGTTCGTGAATGTCGACTACACTATATAAGGAAGCAATTGCAGAAGCACAACAGCTAAAAGAGCTGGCTGAGCAAAATGCAAAGAACAAAATTATTGAGGCTTTAACGCCTCGGATTCAAGCAATGGTAGAATCGCAACTGCTTTCTGAGCAGGCCGATATCGAAATCGAAGACATAGAAGCTGATGAGCAAGATGATGGCGGCATGATGTCCGTCTTAGATTCTGTTGCTGATGAGTTAGTCGATGATGAGGATGACGGTCCTGGTATAGAAGCTGATGTCGAAGCAAGCGTTGTAATAAATGCGCAAGGTGATGTTAACGTCTCCATGTCTGAATCAATGAAGAAAAATATCAAAGATATTAAAGAAGTACTGAACAACTCTGGGTCTTCCAACGGAAATAAGCTTGCTAATAAAATTGCAAAGCTTCAGGGGAAGGTTAGGAGAATGGATGCATTGTTGGAAAGCGTAAATCCTAGTGGTTTAAGCTCACAGCAACGCGCTGTAATAAAACGGTCATATCAAAAATTGTTGAATGAGGCCTTAACTTTACGCTCAGAGGCAATAGTTATCTCTGAGAGCGAAGGACAAGGGCTAAGACTTCAGCTATTCGAAACATTAAAGGAGATGAATAACATGACTAAATCCCGCAGCCGCGCCATCTTCAAC